ACGGTCATGCCGTCATCCGGCAGAGGGAACGAACGACAGATGTTCGCGAACGGTCGACCGGCCCGCCGCCGCTCGGCGACGAGGTCGGTCAGGTACTGCGGGACGGTCAGGCCGGCGAACGCGCCGGTTCCGACGTCTCGCAGCTCGTGCTCGCGAGCCTCGGTCTCGTGCCGCGCGAGCCGCGCTGCGGCACTGTAGTCGGTGCGTGCGTTCGCGAGGTCGCGGATGAACGAGATGTTGTCGCGCCGCTCGGCCTCGGCCGTGTAGGTACGGGGCTCGGCCCCGACCTCCACCTTGACCTTGACCTCGCGATTCTCGTCGACCTTCTCGTCGGCCAGGACGCGCTTGGCGGCCTCATCGACCTTCTTCTGACGCACCTGAGCGAACTCGAGATCGTCGATCCGCTCGGCCAGCGCATTGAGCTCGTCACGGCTCGCCTCGTAGGCCGCGTTCTCCTCATCGGTCAGGTCGCGCTCCTCAGCGACGGCCGTCTCGACCTTGGAACGCATCTCCCCCAAGAGAGCCGCGTAACGCTCACGTAGCTGCTCGATGAGCTTCTCCATCGTTGGTCACCTTTCGTGGTCGTAGTTGTCCGACCGGATAGGCGGGCGCTGCCCCGATGGAGGAGCCGGCATCACGTGGTGCCGGAGGTCGTTCCTCGGTGCTCCCGAAGCTTCCGGGTATCAGCTCGCGAGCCTGAGACCGAACATCTCGATCTCGCGCGCGAGCTGCTTGGGACGGATCGTGGGATCTATGTCACGCAGGTCACCGCGCAGGGCGTCCTTGATCGCGTTCAGCACGGCGAGACCTCGATCGATGTTCAGGTCGGCGCCGATGCCGTCACGCACGGCGACGAGCAGCTCAGGGTCCTCGGGGTCAAGCGCTCCGAGGAGCTCGATCACGTCCACGCCGCGGACCGCCGCCGAGGTGAACGGATTGGCGGGGAACGTCACGATGGAGACGTCGAACAGTTTCACCTCCGTGATCGTCCGCTCCGTGTAGTCCTCGTTCCACTCCTGGCCCCCCTTGGCGACCTGGAAGGCGAAGGACATCTGCGAGAGGTCACCGCGCTCCATCTTCGGCACGACGCGCTGGACATCGGGGTCCTTCGCAAGCAACGTGGCCTCGGACCGCAACCCGATCGGGTCCTCGGCCAGGTCGAGCGTCCCCGAGCTGGTCCGGGCGAGCGGTAGGCCCTCGTGGTTCACAAGCAGCGCGACGTCGTCCTGACGCTCCAGCGTGAGGGTGAACGCCCCCGACATGATGCGCTCCTGGTAGACGCCGAGGAAGTCCTCGACCTCGTACCACTGGTTGAACGTGGAGGCGTAGCCGGCGAACTCGTGGTCCCCCGACTCGGTCTGTCGGATCTCGACCCGTTGCCCGGTCCGCGTCTCACGGATCGGCTCCGTGTACCGGTCGGCGCGACGACGCGCGATGTCACTCATGCGTCCGAGTCTCCGTCGTCGGTCACGGCTGCCGGTTGCGGCGTGACGGGGGCGTTCGCAAGACCGCCTTCGGGGATCGCGCCCCAGTTGAGCGGTTGCGTGTAGTCCTCGCCCTTGCCGTCGGGCAGCGGGGCACGCTCCATCAGCGCCCGGATCTCGTCGATGCTCGCCGTACCGATCTCGCGCTCGATCTTGAATGCCTCCAGCTGTTCCTTGAGACGGGTCCGGTTGAGCGCAGCGACGTTGAACTTCACGTACTGCGGCTGCGGCAGGATGGCGGACAGGGCCGCCTCGAAGCGCTTGAGCCAGATGCCCATCGTGAACGTGAGGAACCCGAGCATCTGCTCCTCGATCCCGCTGCCCCACGAGGTCGACTTGTCCACCATGCCGAGCATGTGCGGCGGGATGCGGTAGAAGCCCGCGATCTCCTCGCGCTTAGCCTTGATCGTCTGGAGGAACTGACTTTCCTCGGCAGTGATCGAGATGGACTGCCACTTGAGCCCGTTGCCCAGGACCGCCGGCTTGCGCTGCCGACCACCGTGGGCCTTGATGAAGCGCTCCTGCATGTCGAGGGCGTCCGCCTCGTCGAGGTCGCCATCGGTCGCGAGGATGCCCGACGGGGACGCACCCTCGCGGAACCAGTTGCCGCCGAACTCCTCGGCCCCGAGCGCCGTCGCGATCGTGTTGGCCGCGTACTCGATCGGCGAGAGCCCCTTGAGCGACCACACCGCGCCGGGGAGCGTGAGCCCCTTGACGTGCCACATGTCGACCCGTGACAGGCGGCGGTCGTCCCCGAGCCGGTAGACGACCTTGCCCGTGTCCTTGTCGCGGACGGGCTCCACGAAGTCGGGGTGGTGGAGGAGGATCTGAGTCGGGAAACCGCGGAGGTCGCGGTCGATGATCTCCCCGTAGGTGTTCCCGCGGAGCAGGATCGAGACGCCGGCCGTGCCGATCCATTCCTGCCAGGTGATGCCCTCGGTCGGAGACTGGAGCAGCTGAGGCGTGGGAGCGGGCCTGCGATCGGCCCCTTCCCCGCGGAACGCACCGGCCGGGAGCTGCGAGAGCGTGTCGGAGATGAGCGAGACGCATGACCAGACGGTGAGCTGCTGGAGCGCGGTGCGCTCGTTGACGCTGATGCCTGCCCACGTGCCCGAGCGCGGCACGATCCCGAGCACCGTGTTCAGCCACGACGGCGTCCACTCCCGACGCTCGGACGCGGGCAGCAGGCGGCCGATGATGCTCACGAGCGCCTACCGTGAGGCGGCTTGCTGAAAGCGTGACCCACCAGGATGCACGAAAGGCCCGCGGCACCGAGGCCGAGGATGGGGTCGACCTGCCATGCCGCTACCGACAGCAGCGCGAAGCCCGTGAGCTCCAACAGCGTCGAACGCACACGCACGAAGGTTCGAGCGACCCGAGAGGGCACGCCCATGACGGGGCGCAGGAACTTCGACACATACTGCACGAGCGCAATCGTGCTCAGTGGGTCACGCTGTTCAGCTCGCGGCGGAACCGGCGAGCCTCACGCCACGCCGCGAACCGGCCGACGCGCTTGGACGCCTGGGCGTCGAGACGCTCGAGCTCGGCCTGCTCGCATCCGTCGGTCACCCAGTCCATCGAGTAGAACGCCCGGACCGGCACCCGGAACGCCACGCCATGCGGGCACGTCGCCGAGACCGTCCAGTCCTTCACTACGTCACCTCGTCTACGAAGCCCAGCTTGAGCGCCTCCGCGGAGTCGATCCACCAGTCCTGGCGCTTCCAACGGCGCTTGATGGTGGCCTTCGAGATGGTGGCTCTCGCCGCGAAGATGTCGAGGATGCGATCCTGCACGCGCTCCAGCCAGCCCATGCGGTCCTCAAGCTCGCCCCACGACCCCATCATCCCGGCCTGAACCTCGTGGATGAGCAGCCACGCCTCCGAACCCATCGACCGGACGGAGCCCGCCTGGAGCAGGATGCCGGCCATCGACGCCGCCATGCCCTCGGTGTGGGTCCTCAGCACGTGGCCCTGCCGACGGAGCCCTTGGAGGTAGTCCCACAACGCTAGGCCGGGGACGACGTCACCTCCCGGAGACGTGAAGATGATCGTGATCTCGCAGGGCGGGTCGAGACGGGTCCAGATGTCTAGTTGCTCCATGCACGCCTGGACGGACTTCGGATCGACAGCTGTCGTGAACCGATAGACGCAGTGGTACTTGTTCGCGGCCAGCTCCTCAGCCCGCTGCCGCTCGGCCTTCGCCCGCTCCATCTCACGGATCGCAGCATCGGCCTCGGCCTTGCGAGCCTCGGCGGTGAGCTTGGCTGCCTCCGCATTGTCGCGCGCGACCTTGGCCGCGATCTCTGCTTCCGTCGGCTCCCGCGGCTCGTCGGTCATAGCCGATAGGTTTGCCGCGGCGTCACGTGACCAGCAGGGGCTTCCGCGGGGCGTTCGCACTGGCCACGAACACGCCCATGGCGAGGGCGATCAGCGCGTCAACCTTTCGAGAGCGAGCCTTCGGGTCCTTGACGAGCCGCCACCCCCGCTCAGTCTGCTTGGTGACGCCGGCCACCACCTGCGCCCGGAGGGCCTGATCCCCGTCATGGACCAGCTCGCCGGCCTCGATGACCCGGTAGAGGGTCGCCGAGGCCTGGGACATCGTCTCAGCGGACTGCGGCATCGGCGCCATCACCATGCCCTCGCGCTCCAGCAGCTCGGCCGACCGCTTGAAGTTCCACGGGTCGTAGGCGACGGCGCGCACGCGATAGCTGCCGGCGATGTCGCGGAGCTCGCGTTCGATCTCCTCGAGCGCGACGGGCTTGCGCGGGGTCGGCCGGAGAATCCGCGCCTTGACGTAGAACTTGCCGCTCCGGTTGACGACGATCGCGATCCCCGTCGTGTCGTCCACGAGCCCCACGTCAACGCTGACGAACACATCCTCCCCAGACTCCAGGTTCATACCGGGCTCGGCCAGACGGTCCCACGCCTGTGGGTCGATCCAAGGCTCCTCGCCCTCGGTCCAGACCCCACAAGCGAACCGCAGCCAGCGCCAGGGAGTCATAGCCGGCTCGTCGTGCCGCTCGCGGAGCGACCGCTCGGTGTGCCAGGGGGCCGGGTTCGCCCGCTTCACGACCGCCATGTCCGTCGGATCATCCTCAGGACTCAAGCACCACTCGTGGAACACGAACGCCCCGTCCGCCGACCTCGCGGTGTTGTGCTTGCCCTTCCGGGAGAATCCCGTCAGCTCGTGAGCCTTGCGCCGGATCTCGCCCAGCGGGGAGTCCATCGAGGCGCCCGCGGTGGAGATCGTCACGAGCTGCCCGTTGCGCGGCCCGAGTCCATCCGCCATGACCCCATACAGCTCGGCCGACTTGTGCCGGTGGAGCTCATCAACGATCGCGAGCGTGGGGATGACGCCGTCGGCCGTGTCCGCGTCGGCGGCCAGCACCCGGATGCGCCCGTCGTCCACCGTCGACAAGATCGACCGCTGCAACACCTTGACCAGCCGGCCCAACGGCTCCGAGGTCCGGATGAACATCCGCGCCTGTCGGAGGGTCAGCTCGGCCTGGTCCCTCGAGGCCGCGACGATGATGCACTCGGCTTCGGGCGTCACGACAAGGTGATACAGCGCGAGCGCAGCCATGAGCGTCGTCTTGCCGTTCTTCTTGGGGATCAGCAGTGCGGTCTCGCGCGCGCCCTCGAAGTAGGGCCGGAGCATGGCCCGCTGGAAAGGCAGCAGGCCGAACGGGGACCCGTCCTCGGTGCGCAACTCGGAGCAGAACGCCCCGAACTCAGCCAGTCTTCGAACGGCGCCGCGCGAGTTCGTCGATGACCGAGACCGGCTTGCCTTCGTCGCCTTCGCCATTAGCCCTTCTCATCTCCTCGAGGAGGGTCCTGATCGCGCTCACCTGTCCCGGCTTGGCACCACGCCGAGAGAGCTCCGCCAGGAGCAGCGTCAACTCCTCCCGAGTTGCCGGGACCATGTCGGTAGGGACGTCCTCGATCCGCCGCCGCCGGAGTGCCGCCTGCCTGCACGCATCGGAGCAGTAGGAGCCACGCCGACCCGTCATCGCCTGCTCCATCGGGGCGTCACAGAGCTTGCAGTTGGCCATGAGGGGAGTTTCGTGACGCAATCACGCCGCGGCGCGCGCGAAAGATA